AAGGGCGTTGCCGCCGGCCTCTAGTTTTGGCCAGCTTCCCGGCACGAATCCCGCGAGCTTCGCAAATCGCCGTCTCATGGGCGATATGGACCTATTGGGAGCCGATCTGCGAGAAGTGCTGCGAGGCGCTGCCAATGCCTTCACCGATGCCGTGCGGCGCGAAATGAACGCTGCCGTGCGCTCCGTGAACGTGCGTGACCTTGGCACTACTATTCGCGGCGCCATTGGGCCCGGCAGGGATCCCTCCATTGCTGGAATGCTTCCGCCTGGCGGTGGGCGCAGGGGAGGAGGTGGCGACTTGGTGTCTTACCAGCCGCCCCCGAGGGAACGCGGAGGAGCCATTGTGCCCTACGCGCCACGTTCGGAACTGGGCGCTGGCTACTTCGGCGGCACTCGTTTTGCTGCCCAAATGGAAGGCGCTGATAGATACCTGCGGCAGGCGCGAGTGCCCTTGGCTGGGGCGATTAGCGAACTGAGTAGCGAGTTTGCGAATGCCACGAAGCAAGTGCTGCTCTATGGCACGGCATATCAAGGGCTGGCTTTCCTCACGCAGCTTCCCAGTCAGGCACTAGCCGCAGCAGCGAGCCTGCAAACATTCCGAAACCAACTTAATGCCGTCACGGGATCGGCCTCCAATGCGGATAAGTCGTTTGCCTTTGTGGATAGCCTTGCTGCACGCTTCGCCGTGCCACTAGACAGCGCCCGCGAGGGCTTTGTGAAGCTATACGCTTCCATGTCCCCTGCTGGCTTCAACGCCAGTGAAATCGAGGGACTGTTTGAAGGCATTTCCAAGGCCGCCGCCACCTTCGGCATGAGCAAGGACAAGGTGGATCGAGTGTCCTATGCCTTTGCTCAGATGGCAAGCAAGGGCCAGGTGATGGCAGAAGAACTGCGCGGGCAGTTGGGCGACGTACTGCCTGGCTCGCTGGCGCTGTTTGCCAAGGCAGCCAACATGAGCATCCCCGAGTTCAGCAAGGCGATGGAGGACGGGGCATTCAAGGGTGCCGCCATGCAGCAGCTCCTGCGCAATGTGGCCACGCTGCTCAACACTGATTTTGCCGCTGGAGCAAAGGGCGCCGCAGAAACGCTGCAGGGCTCCCTGAATGCCATGGGCAACAGCCTGATGAAGCTCTACGAATCGTTTGAGCCTCTAGTGGCAATGGTGGCAAGAAATGTGTTTCCCGTGCTTACGCAGGCCATGTCCGATGCTGGCGCTGCTGTGCGTGGATTGTCGTCGTCCTTTGCGAATGGAGGCACTGCTACCACTGCCATGAATGCCAATGCGCGTGCCCTTTATGACGTGATGCGGCAGCTCATGGAGATGGCGAAAGCTGTTGGTGCAACTTTTACTGGCCTCGCTCCATCGCTTCTAAACGTGGGCCGCAGCGTGCTGTTTGTGCTGGAACAAGTGGCGCGACTGGTCAATACGCCCATCGGCCAATTCTTCACGCAATTCATCTTGCAGACCACTTTGGCGATGGCTGCTGTGCAGGCACTCACGAAAGTTGGCCTGCTTCCCGCCATTGCGGCTCTGGTTCGCTGGGTGGCAGTGCAATGGACTGCCGCTGCTAGTCAAGCGACGGTAATTGCGCGTCTCGGCGCAATGACTCAAGCGTTGACGGCAACAGCAACTGCGGCACGCTTGGCTCGGTTTGCGCTGACGGGGCTAGTGGCTGGCACCATTCTCCTGGGCCTAGAGAAGCTAGTTTTCGGCATGGAAAATGCCGCAAGAGCCTCTGAGCAGCTTCGCAAAAATAGCATGGATGCCACCATGGCCATACGGACCATGATGGCCACGGAAGTCATGCAGCAGCAGCGACAGGCTGAACGCGAGCTGCAAGACGTGCAGCGGATTAGGGGCGCGAGGGGTGTGCTGGTTCCCACTGGTCCTTACTCCAAGGACACAGAGGATCTCGTCAGTATCACGGAACAACAAGCAAAAGCGTTGGAGTCGTATGGCATCGAGGTGCGCCGATTGATGGGAATGATGCCGGCGGTCCGCCGGATGGACTTGGGCGCTGCCGAGCAAAACATTAAACGGCGCTTAGCAGAAGCAACGTACAGAAAAGAGACAGCAGACTTCGTGCCGCCAACTCCTGTGCTTCCATCTATTCCGCAGGTGGCAGGTGAAGGCGATGCCGCTAAGGCAGCGGACAAGGCAAGGTCCGACCAAGAGCGACTGATTAACCAGCAACAGCAGAGCTTGCTGGACGCCGCAGCCTTACAAAGTCGAATCAACGAGATTGACCTGGACAAGAAGCTGGCTATCAATGAGGCGCTGTTTGAGAAAGAAAAGAGCAACATTGAAAAGCTCTACGAGATTCGCAGTGCCTTCGCCAATCGCTACCAGCGCGATGCGCTGCAGCTCAATCAACAACTCCTGAACAGTGAGCTACGTGCTCGCAAAGCTGTTGCCGACGCCATCGCCAATATCAGCAAGGCTGGCCTTGCCCAGCAAAATGCGCAGGTCAAGGCTCAAGCAGCTCGACAGGCGGACGCGCTGTCTCCAGAAGCTGCTGCGGCGGCGCCGTTCATGCGGGCGTTTGGCGGGGGCGCGATTGGAAACATGCTCCCCGGCACTCGCGGCGGGCCTAATTTCAATCAAGGACTGGGGGCCGGCAGGGGGCATCAAGGCCAGGATCTTGGTATTGACCCTGGCGACCCGATACATGCTCGTCGCGCAGGTACTGTCACCCAATACATTCCCAGCTTCACTCGGCCCGGCAACAGATTTATGGGCGCTGGGATGCGCATTCGTTACGACGATGGGATGGAGGGCACCTATGGGCACATTCAAAACCCCGTTGTCCGACAGGGGCAAAGAGTAGAAGCTGGACAGAAACTGGCGACTGTGTTCAACGATCAGCTCAATACGCATTTGCACTATGAACTTCGTAATGCGCTTGGGAAACTCCTTGATCCCAACGCAGCGATTCGAGCGAGCCTCAAAGTGCCTCCTGGCGCAATGTCTCCCGCCCCAGCATCAGGCCCTGCGTTTTCTGTTCAGCGCCGGGAGCAGCAGGCTGATTACGGGGCGCAAGAAGCCGCCGCGACTTTGCAGGCGACCACGGAAGCCGAACTTGCCAAGCTGGATGCCGCAATGGTGGCCGAACGCAATCAACTGGAAGTGGACATTGCACGGTCGCGTGCCACGGCTCTTCCGTTGGAAGACTTGATGCTTGAAAACACCCTGCTGAAAGAGCGCAATGATCTTCAACGTGCGGGCGCAAGCGACACCTATATCAACTACCAAGAGAAACTAGGCGAAGCAACATGGCGCGGTGCCAGTCAGATGGTCACTCTGCGCGATGCTCTGCAGCGCACTGTGAAAGACTTAGCGCAATACACTCGACTCACTAAAGCCTATCCTCAATTTGCCGGTGTCTACAGCAAAGCAATAGCCGAACAGGAGGAGCGGATTGAGCTGCTGCGCGTACAGATGCAGCAAGCGACACTGGAGCAGATTGATTACGAGCGCGAGCTTGCAAGGGGCGCGAAAGCTGCCATGCTGCACGAAGAAGCCATGCGCCAAATGCAGGAGGCTCTGCAGACGGTGGAAAGCGCCGTCCGTGGAGTGATGGATGGCTACAAGGGCTTTGTTTTGGATGTGCTAAAAGGAGGCGACATTCGAGATGCGGCGCAACGTCTGCAACAGCAACTTGCCGAGCAAACATTCACCATGGTCATTGACTATGCAATGAAGCCGGTGGAGCAGTTCTTCAAGGGCGAGCTACTGAAGCTGTTTGGCCTGCCCGACGAGGAAGAACAGCGCAAGGCTCTCATTACCAAGATTGAGGAACAGATCCAGAAAACAGGAGAACAAATCACTGCCACCAAAGACTTGACGGCAGTAATGCAAAGCAAGACCACCCCAAGCACTCCTCCATCGCTTTCCGAGGCTGCCGGCCCCATGGCCCTTCCCGTGGTGCCGTTTGGGCAAGAGGCTCCGCAAGCCCTTGCGGGGGCAATGGAAAGCGCGGACACGTCGCTGGCTGCGTCTTCTGAAAGCATTGCCGCAAGCCTTGGCAGTGGCGTGCAATCGTTCTCCAGTTTCTCTGGAGCAATGGCCTATGCGAGCAATGAGGCCGCTAAGCAGGTGCCCCTGTGGCAGCAGAATCTTGGCCTGGCTGTGCAGTCGATTGGCGGGGCTGTTGCGAGCATCACCAGCATTGTTGGCGGCATCAGTCAAATCAAGAAAGGAGGCATCAGCAACGTGCTGGGCGGCATTGGCTCCATCTTCCTGGGAGCAGGAAGCGCCTTGGGTAGCTTTGCCGGCATTTCCAAGGGACTGTCCATGGGCGCAGGGGCCATGCCTATGGGCAACTTCACCAACGTGTTCAAGCAGCCATTTACTGTGAAAGGGTTTAGTAGTTTTGCCAATGGCGGGATGGTGAACGGCCCCACGCTCGGCCTTGTAGGCGAGGGGCGCTACAACGAGGCCATTGTGCCACTGCCTGACGGGCGTTCCATTCCTGTGCAGTTCAACAATTCGCAGCCTTCCCTGCGCGAAGCAATGGCCAATCCCTTCGGCTCTCCATCGTCTCCCGTGCTTTCCATGAGCTTTGAAACCACCAACATTGGCGGCGTAGAATACGTGAGCAGAGATCAGTTGGAGGCGGCCATGCTTGCAACGCGCCGCCAAGCCACGAGAGACGGTGCTGCACGGGGCATGAACATGACGCTAGACAAGCTCCAGCAAAGCCCCTCCACGCGCTCCCGTGTGGGCCTGAGAGGCTGATCCCATGAGCATCACCTTCCCGAGCATCAAGCCTTCGCAGCGCGAGTTTGACATGGGCCAGTTCCCTGTCAAGAAATACCGTGCGCTGTCTGGAGCCGTGGCCAAGCGGAGCTTCGGCAACAAAGCCCATTCTTACAGGCTGTCAGTATCGTTCGAGAATGTAAATGATAGTATTTTGGCGCAAATCTGGGCGCATTACAATACTACGTTTGCAGGTTTTGAGGGCTTTGCACTGCCCGATGCAATGTTCGCTGGCATGGATGCCACAACGCGAAGCTACATTCAAGCCCCCTCTGGCATTGAATGGGAATACACTGCGCCTCCAACGGTTCAGTCCGTGATCAATGGAATCAGTACGGTGTCCATTGAGTTTGAAGGCAACTTGATAGCAGGCTGATGAGCACCATTCGCATTTGCCAGTTCTTTGACCTCACCGACGCGACGGGCGTTGCCCGCTATCGCTATCAAAACTACTTCATCAACGAACGGCGCACATTCTTGGGGCAGCAGTATGACTTCGCCCCGTTTCAGGCAGACGGCGCACTGGCTAGTCTCAATGGAGAGAATCAACAGTTGCGCGTGCTGTTTTCTTCTATGGAGTTTGTCGTGAGGATGGTGGAAGCAATAGACGGCAACAGGCTATCAGCCTTGGCGCTCACCACTGCATGGCTCACTGCATCGGAACAGATTGTCACCACTTTCACGGACTACTACGTGGGCATTGGCGCGTCTTACGAGGCCGAGGGCAGCTTTGAGCTGCGCTACAGGAGTTCAATGGACAGCGTGGGGGCGGCGTTCCCTGGGCGCACGCTCACGGCGGACAACGTGGGCATCCTGCCGCTCAACGCTGAGCTGTATCTGCGCTGATGGTCACGCACGATCTCATTGGCCTCACGCGGGCATGGGCGGCAAGGCCCGGCGATGGAAGCGGCACAGTGGACTGCTGCTTGCTGGCAGCGGAAGTGCATCGGCGCCTTGGCTATCACGACTACACGCCCGACTTGGCTTTTGTGTTTGAGCAATACACTGACGACTCCCTTCCATCGACCTTCATTCTGCGCTGGCTCCTGCGCAATGGGACAAGGCTTGACGGGCCGGAGCCTCATGCCGTGGTGTTTCTGCCTGGAGCCATGCACGGCGCCATGGGAACAGTGTTGGACGATGGGCAAGTGCTTTACATTAGTGAGCACAGTGGCGTGGTGATTGCTCCGCTTCCGCCCTCCATTGGCCACTTCTTTAGACTGCACAAATGAAGCGCACTCTCCTGCCGTACGAGCACCAACTGGTGGAGGAGCTTGGTGTAACGGAGCAAGAGTATCTTGACTTCTTGATGGCTACGCGGGACTACACGCAGTCCTACGAACAGATCATGGAGAAGCCGCAGTGCGACCCGGCAACGCTTGCAACTGTCTCCCTTGTCCTCACCATTGTTGGCACCCTCTTCCAGGTGGCAGCAGCCCTTCTGGCACCACGCCCGGAGGAGGAGCAGCGCAATGGTCGCAAGGCTAGGGAACGGCGATTCAGTCCACGCTTCGGCTTTAACAGCACACAGGATCTAGCGCAATACGGCGAGCCCATCAATCTCATCTATTGCAACACGTCCCAGAATCCTCGCGGAGCCGTGCGTGCCGCCACGTCGCTGGTGTGGTCGTCCGTGGAAGGCAATGGCTCCAGCCAGTTCATGCAGCTCCTGCTACTGGTGGGCGCCGCAAAGGTGAAAAGCATTGACTTCTCGCGCACCGCCTTCGGCCAGCTTCCCCTGGGCCAGTTCAGCGGCTCCAGCACTTGGCTTTACTACAACGAAAACGGACGCGTCAGATACAGCAACAAGGTGTTGGGCGATGGCGCCGATCCATCCCGCGATGGTGCTCCAGACAGCTCCGACGTGTGCGAAGTGCGCAATGGCAACGTGCGCCTAGAGGGATTCAGTCAAGCATTTAGCCCAAGCAGTCTCACCTCCATTGGCATTTATGATCCCATTCCCATCAACGCCGACGTGCAGGAGCGGAAGCAGAGTGGCAGCACTGAATGGGCGGCCATTGGCATTCGCCTGAAAGGCGGCAACTGGGGCTCCACGCAAGGCGTGAACTATCGCATAGGCGACCGTATCACGCTGGTGTTCAATCAAACGCGCAGGCGGAAGGATGAAGTGTCAGAGGAGGCCGCCAACGCCATCCGCTACCAGACTGTCAGCTCATTGGACAGGGCCTCCACCTACCTGTTCGGCACGGCAGAGTTTCGTTTGGTGGCCGTCAGTGACAATACCAACTTGGACGACAATGCAGTGGAGGCAGTGCTGGAATGCACCGTCGAAGGGCGCCGGCCGTCCACGTCGTATGACGACACACGGGCTGCAACGGACAGGGACAATGAAGAGCGCGACGATAACTTCTACACCAAGGCTCTAGTGAAGGCCGACTACGCGGCCTATCAAACCGTCACTGCTGCCGACTACGTGCGTTTCTCCATGCGTTGTCGTCTGTTTCGACGCATTCAAGGGCGTCAGCGGAAGTATGGCGAGGAGGATGCTCCTGACGGCTATCGCCTGAGCGACAACGGCATCCAAGCTCGCATGGCCTTTATGAAGGTGTCCTACATGGCCACCGGCGACTCTGGTTATACGGAGGTGCCAGTCATTTTCGCCGTGAGACGTGGCGCCGATCAAGACAGCTTCATCGACCTTGGCTTCAACTCCGCGCAAGGGCCTCGTAAGTGGCAATTCCGCATTCGCCCCATTGCCGACATTGGAGCTGAAGTGGCAAGCAACGGTCAAGTGCTGTTTGGCTTCATTGAAAACGCCGGGCGCACTGCTAGCTACACAATGACCGATGGCAGTAACAACGTATGGCGATGGACGGGAAAGCTGGTGAACACTGGCGGCAACATCAAAAATGCGCTGCCTGATAGGGGCCCCGCCTATACCAATGAGTGGGACTTGTTCTCCACAAAGTCCGACACCAATGTGCAATTCAGCTTCGAGAATGGTCCCGAGTTTGCCATCACGGCAGTTACTGAGCAGCAAGTGGGCGCACTGGCTGGGAAGTACGACAGCATGAGCATGATGGCCCTTGGCGTGTATTCCGGCAAAGGCGTTCAGGATTTGCGCTCCATCACGAATTGGGTGACGGAAGGCAGAGAGTCTTGGCTGGTCAATGAGAACACTGGCGCTGCCTATCAGGATGGCAGGAGCACCAGCTATGCGCCCGACATCTTTGCTGACACTGTGCTCGACAAGGAGAATGGCATTGGCAAATACGCTCGCAGTGAAGGCGTGGCCTGGGACTCCTTGGCCCTAGCCAAGCGATTCTGCAAAAACAACGGCCTGGGCTGCCAGTTGTTCATGGACGGCATGATTGCCGACCTTTCCGCATGGCGAGCTTTCTGGACGGAAGTGGCCCCTTACAGCTTGCTTGAGTTTGCGAAGGTGGGAGGCCGCGAAGGGCTCATTCCCGCCATTCCCACGCTGGCAGACGGCACGGCCACAAGGCAGGTGCCCATCAGTGCCATGTTCACTGCCGGCAACATTCTGGAAGGCAGCTACAAAGAAGAGTTTATTGACTATGGAGATAGCACGCAGGATCTCATTGCCACTGTCATCTATCGAGACACGGAGCTGCGCGACGTGTTCCCTCGCAACACAAGCGTGCAGATCAGCCTGCTTGGCGTGAACGAGGCGACGGCCATTCGCCAGACTTTTGACTTGTCGCAGTTCGTCACGCAGCGGCAGCAGGCCATCTTGTTCGGCAAGCTCCTGTGCAATCAGAGGCGATGGATGAGGCGTGGCGTGGAGTTTCGCACCTTCCCGCAGATGGCGCCCATTTCCCCTGGCGCCTACGTTTTCGTGGACGTGGGCTTCAATACTTGGGATGGCATCACCTCCGGCATGATCATGGCCGGTGGCGTGCTCAATTCCCCGCTTGTTCCCTCCATCGCCAATGGTTCCTACAACGTGCTCACGTACAAATCAGGACGGCCTGTGCAAACTTTTACGAGCGTGAGCGTAGTGAACGGCACGGCGGCATCCTTGGCGGCTCAGGAAGGCTGCATGTTCGTACTGGGCGTGGCCACCACCAGTAAGCGCGTGTTTCGCATTACGGACGTATCAATGGACGAGGAGGGCGAGGTGACAGTGAAAGCCATTGAACATCCCTGCGAAGCAAGCGGTAGCGCATTGCTCAGTCGAGTGGCCAACTTTGACGATGCACTGTTCCGTGTGGTGTAGTGCATTGCTAAGCGTGGCGGGTTAGCATAACAAGAAACGCATAAGGTCATGGGGTTTTACACTGGCCGCTCTGGCTCGCTGCTTTACAACGGCAAGAAGGTAGCGAAGGTTAGGGACTGCTCCCTGGAAACCACTGTTGAGCTGCTTGGCACCAATTCCATTGATAGCGTTGTCAATACATTCACTCCTGGAGTGAAGGGCGCCACTGGTAGCGCCACGCTGCTGTATTACAGGCTGGAGACTGGCGAAAGCGCCACGCTGTCGCAGTTCACGGACATGCTTGGGCAGATCATGCGCATAGGGGGCATCACGGAATCGCAGCGCGTGCTTATGACGCTCAATACAGGCGGTGGCTCCAATGATGCCATTCAGTTCTATGCCTACATCACCTCCGCGCAAGTGGGGGCCAGTACGGGCGAGTTGAGTATTGTCCCCATTCAGTTCACGATGGACGGGGACTTCCTGTCCGTCATTCAATGAGGCAGCATGGGTGTTTTTGTTGGGCACAAAGGCAACGTGCGCGTGGGGCGTGGCATCCTCGCCTCCTCCACCATTGAAGGATTGATTGAGCCGGAAGATGTAAACCTCACGCTAGATCGGCTTGGCATTGAAGCCACCACTGGCTCCCTGTTCACGGGAGATCGAGTGGAGATTGTCACCACTGATCCTCGTGGACTGGTGTGCTTTGCCTCCTCCGCGTGGACGGGCGGCGTGGTGCAGCCCGACATTGTGCTGTTCGTCAATGTGAATGCAGCAGGCGGCTTGCGCTTCTTCCGTACTTTCACCGATGCAGTGAACAATGTGCGAGCTAATGAAGTGACACTGGCGTCCTTTGTTGATCCTCCATTGCCCGTGACGGTTCAACTGCGAAGCAATACCACCTCTATCCTGGGCAACGTCACCAGCTACACGCTCAACACAGACCGCGAGGCCCTTGATACCACCTCCCTCAGTGATCGGTTCAAGCGGCAGTACAGCGCAGGCTTGATTAGTGGCAATGGCACGCTGGATTGCTTGTTTGACAATGTGACTAGCGGCACCAAAGAAGCGCCCCTGCTGATGCTGCAAATCATCCAACGCTTGGAGATTGGTAGCACCTTTGACCTGGCGCTCTATCTCGTAGATCAAGCCTATACTCCATCGGCAAGCAGTCTTTACTACGAACTATCCGCCAGCGTGGTCCGCACGGGCATTACAGTAGAAGACGATGGAGTGATTGGCTGCACGATTGATTTTGTCAGCGAAGGGGAGATCAATCTACGGATTGGCGAATCGCTCAATCGCTTGCTGCAGGAAGATTACGACCGGATACAGCTAGAGCAGTCGCTAGACTTCCTGCTGACGGAGGTGGGAGACTAGACTGTTAGAAAGGTAGTCGTTTCCGGGGGTTAATTTTGGCCGACGAACGCATTTCGCAGCTTACATCGCTCGCCAAGGCTGCCATGGCGTCGGGCGATCTGCTGCCGATCGTTGACGTGTCGGCATCGGAAACCAAGAAGGGGACGCTGGCAGACATAGTGGGCGCAGGGGTGGACCTCCTACCCAGTGGCTCCATTGACCTTGGCAAGCTCAATCAAAGCAGCACGACAAAGCTCGGTGCCGCCGCCATTGGAAGCGGCGCCATCACGGCAGTAAAGCTCGCTAATGACAGCACTGTTGCGGTGCAAACCACTGTTCCCAGTGGAGATAACTTTGAAGGGCGTGGCTTCTTTAACAGTTCCACGGGCAACATTCAATTTTTCAATGGATCGGCGTATCAGCAAGTGGTGCTGTCCACGTCGGGCATTGCCGATGGGGCGATCACTGCGCCCAAGATTGCTGACGACACCATCACCACTGCCAAGATTGTTTCCAGCGGCCTTGGCACGGCAGCGTTTGCGAATCAAAGCGTAACGGCAGCCAAGATCGCCTCTGGCACTATCACTGGCGGGCAGATTGCCTCGGCTACCATTGGCTCCGGCAACATCGTTGCAGGCGCCATTGGCACGAACGAACTGGCCAATGCTGGCGTGACCTTTGCCAAGATTCAGAACGTTGCCACCAACACGCTGCTTGGCCGCTCCACGGCAGGCAGTGGCGCCGTAGAGAGCATCACGCTCACTGCTGCAGGCCGTGCGCTGCTTGATGATGCCGACGCTGCTGCTCAAAGGGCCACGCTTGGCCTAGGCAATCTGGCACTGGCCTCTGGCACCTGGACGAACGGAAGCAGCTTCAGCGGCACGTCCACGGGCACCAACACGGGCGACCAGACCATCACGCTCACTGGCGATGTAACCGGCACTGGCTCGGGCACGTTCAGCGTGAGCATTGTCAATGGAAGCGTCACAACTGTCAAGCTCGCCGCCAACTCTGTCACCACTGATCGCATTGTCGATGATGCCGTTACGGCAGCGAAGCTCGGCAACAATTCTTCCACCATCGTCAGCACTGCTGCCCCCACGGGCAGTGGCTCCTTCATTGGCCAGCACCACTTCAATCAGAACACGGGCATTGAATACGTCTACCTAGGCGCCAATAGTTGGGCGGCCACCAGTGGCGTTGCAGGGCTGCCTGTGGCCTCCGGCACGTCCTCCGGCATTGTCGCCGCAGGCTCTGGCTTGGTGGTGATCAATGGCGTGATGAACCATTCCAATGCGGTGTCAGGCCGCACGGTGACTGGCTTTGCTTTTGACAATCAAGGGCACATCA